CAATTAAAAAGTATTATTGAGAGTGGAATTATAGAAAGAATAAAAAATACTGATAATTTAAAATTTGTTTTTGGAATATCAAAAGAAGAATGGGACAAGATGCAAACTTTTGCTCAAAGTTCTACCGATTCAGCACCAGAAGGTACTTGGGATAGCGATTATCAGTTAATATATGTCAATAAAGAGGGGGAAGAAGATTTCATAAACTTATCATGCAATTTTAATATTTTAAAAGAAGATACGGAAGGATATGAAGATGAAGTTGATGACTATAATATAAACAATGTAACAATATCTATAGATGAATTTGAGCTTTTAGAAATTGAAGATGTGATGGACTTATCAGAAGCATCACAAAAATATGGTATAAATATAAATACACTAAAAAGTGCTTGTCAACAAGGCTTAAATGGATTAATAAAAGGTGTAGACTATAAAAAATCTGGAAGAGTATGGATAATAACAAAAAATGCAGTAAAAAAGTTTAGAGAGAATAATTAAAGAGGATTTAATATAAGCAGATAACCTTATTAAAAGATTATCTGCTTATATTTTTTTATTTTCACAATATTTTATTTACTATAAAGATATGTACTTATTTTTAGTCGGGTGCTCTTTTAAATAAAGTTATATATTAAAATGCAGGAGAAATAGCATTATATATAACTTTAATAACATTTAGTTATACTAACTATTTAGATAAGGTAAAAATATCGCTATTAGCTATATACCTAATTTTTGTAATAGTTATATATGGACAAGTAAAATTTTATAATGGGTGTCACATTTACGCACACAGTACATATACTGTTAGTAAAGAATAAGGATATGAAATTATATACTTTTGTAAAGAGCCAAGAGGAACAAAGTGAATTTATAAAAATAGCCTTAGATTTTTATATTAAGTATTTAGAAAATGGGGATAAAAATGATAAAAAATAAGAAAAAAATAAAGCCCAGCAAAAGGCTAGACTTATCCCAAATCGCTAAAAGTGTGCTACGCTTACTTGTGTTACGCTACACTACACTTCTAGCTTATGCAAACAGATTAGGAAAGTTGTATGTTTAAGGTGTGTTTATACAAATATTAATATTTAATTTACATTTAAAATTTTTCAATTATATGTGTTGCAATTATCATACCTGCACCAAGCCAAAATAGTGGAGACATGTTAAAACCTTCTTTCAAATTTATTTATCTATAGTATTTACAAATTAAGTATTTTTATTCAGGAGGAAATATGAAAGTTTGTGTTATTTATTCCAATGCTAAAGCAGAGGATTTTAAAAAGAAACAAAAGATTAAACATAATTTTAATATGGAATTAGTTGCCAAACATATAAATGCAGATAATAAATTAAAAAAACAAGCAGTATTTGTACTGGGAAGTCTTTTTTATGTTCAAGATGTAGTTTCTGCTGCAGGAGATTTATCAAAAATAGATAAAGCTGGAGGCACTATATTACAAGTAGCTAGAAAAATAGGCTATTGGGTATGTATCGTAGGATGCATAATAGATGTACTAAAAGCTCTTATGCAAGGAGATACAAAAAGCATAGCTAAAATTATGATGAAATATGCTTTAGCTTTTTCATCGTTATATATTTTTCCATGGGTGTTAGATCTTATCAAAAATATATTTTAGGGAGGATTTAAGATGATACCAGACTTAAACTTAATTGATAAAGTAACAGAACTAAATAATCATCTAGAAACTATTTCTAAAACTTTATATTATTTGTTTCATCCAAAACAATTATTTTTATTGTTTTGGGCGGGAGTTGTTAACTACAGTTATATCATTTGCTTATTGATAGGTATCGCAAGTATTTTATTATATATAAACGGGAAAAAGAAGAGTGGCAAATGGGTGACAGGAAGTATAATAGCATACACATTAATACAAGCTTTGAATTGTGCTTTTAAATAGAGGAGGTATTTATATGAATGTTCATTGGAAATTGATATTAACAATAATTTATTGGATTATAGTATATACTTCATCAGGAATTTTACTTTATAGATTAATTATAAAAGATATAACAAGAAAGCATTTTAGAAGAAAAGATGAAAGCAATGTTAAATAAAAAAATAAAATCTATGACTTTAAAAAATTATTTTCAAATACAAAAACCTGTTTATAAGATTTTAAAACTTACACCAGATACATCTATAAGAAACTACAATTCTAGTAATATAGCTAAAGCTATCCAATATATGTACAAATCTATAACACGAAGGATTCACAGGGAAGAAAAGAAATTCTTTATAGAAACTCAAGTAAAATGTAGTTATATGATAGACATTCAAAAGAATGATGTGAATTTTTATTTTATAATTCCAGAAAGATATGAGGGATTAATAAAAGAAAAAGTTACAGAAACATGGCCCAAAATCACCATAGAATTAGTTACGGATGTTACTCCGTTTTCTCAAAATGCTGTTAAATATCAACTTAAATATAGTAAAGAGGATGCATTATCTTTAAATGTAGATAAAAAATGTAATGAACCACTAAACTCTATACTTAATGTATTAGATATTCTAGAAGAAGGAGATAGAGTAGGTATATTTTATAATTTTATGCCTACGGTTCAAAGAGGTTGGAGAAAAGAATATCAAGACACAATAGATAAAATAAAAAATAATGAACCTATTGATCGTGAAAAATTTAATATTAAGTATATTGCAAAGGAAGGATTGATTTTATTAATTAATTTGATACAAGACTTATTAGACGTAATAGGAGATTTTTTCGGAGCGGAACAAAAGAAAGATGGACTTACACTAACAGAAGTAGCTATAACTTCTTTGATGTTGGATGATAAGAAAAAACTAAGTAGAAGCACAGTAAATAAAAAAGATGCTATAGTCCTTAATACACAAATGGTTGTGTTATCAGAAAGTAAGGATATTAAGAGGCAGGAGAATAATTCTATAGCGGTATTAGAAAGTTACAATGTTATATCAGAAGATAATGAATTAATATATAAAAGGATATCTAAAAAGAATAATTTCTATATTACAGATTTTAAAATAGCAGGAGTGGAAGAAAATAAATTAAGTACAGAAGAATGTCAAAATCTTTTACAACTGCCGGGGCGGGAATTGCTTCAGCAGCATAAGGTCATAGAAAAAATAGATGTGCTAGAAACTAAGGTCCCAGAACAATTACAAAATAACATTTTAAGAGCGGGAGAAAGTACTTATAGAGGTAATACAACTAAGGTTTATCATACAGAAGATAAGGAGTTAAAAAATACTTCTGTATGTTTATGTGGACCTAATAGAAGTGGAAAATCCACAGCTATAGCTAATATGGTTTATGATTTTATAAAAGCTGGTAGAACAGTTATATTGCCAGACTTTTGCGGTAAATGTCAGCTAAGTGATGAATTGTCTAATGTTATTCCTAAAGATAAAATTCTTAATATAAACTGTGATAAGTGGGAAGAATTAGAGGGCTTTGGATATAACGAAATAATACCTAGGGACGATAGTATATTTGAATTATACAATTGTGCCAAAATGAAAGCTGCTAAGTTAAAAGAACTTATTAATTTAGTGAATGATGGTGATAGTGATTTAGAAGGAAGAATGGAAAGATATTTAGAGTATGCGGCACTAATAGTTTTTGTTTGCAATGGATCTGTTAATGATGTATTTAAAGTATTAAAGAATCATGTTATAAGGCATGAATATATTAAAAATATTCCTGAAGATCTTCAAGAAACTATGGAAGAATATGTAGAAGAATTATTAGAAATAGATGAATGGTCCAAAGCTACAAAAGATTGCCCAGCAGAAGTAATCGGAACTAAACAAGGACATATAAGTGCAATATTAAGCAGAGTGCATAGGCTCAAACAAAATACTTATATAGAAATGATGTTAAAGAAAGAAACAGATAATAATATTAATCTTATAAATGAAATGCAGGAAGGTAAATTAATATGTATAAGAATGTATGATAGTATGTTTGCTACACAGCAACAAAAGGATATATATGTATGTTACTGGATAACTAAAGTTTGGGGATCTTTACAAAAAAGGTTTTGTGATATAAAAGAAGAAGATTTAAAGCAAACAGTCATACTTATAGATGAATTATATCAAACTAAGAATTGTGAAAAATATCTTACTATGATTTTAAGCCAAATACCTAAATATAGGGCTAAGATAGTCCTTTCATGTCACCATTTAGGCCAAATACCTATAATACAAGAAGAATTAAAAAGTGCCATGTGTTCTTATGTGTTTATAGCTGGATCTAACAAAAAGAATTTCATGGCCATGAAAGAAGAATTTGAGGATAAAGGATATACACTAGAGGATTTACTACATTTAAAAAGGTTCCATGCACTTAATTTATTAGCATATGAAGAAGGATATTGGGTAGGTATTACAAGGTTACCACCACCAATATAAAAAAGCCTTAGTAAGAGGAACGATTATACTTTATAGATTAACTAACATAGCTAAAATCGTTGTTCTTACTAAAAGTCTATATATTTATTAATACCATTCTTTGTATCTATCATACTCATAATCTGTTTACATGAAAATTACTTTACATAATTAAGAATATGTAGACTTACTCATTATGTAAAGTAATTAATTTTAAATTTTTCCTATAATTTAAAAAAGAGCCTTATAGGCTCCTTATTCTAGCATATCTGCAAAAACATTTTCTATACTTTCCAATTTATTTAAAATTTAATCATCATCCACTAGACTTAAATCAACTGTTTTATCATTTAGTTGCTTTAATTTTTCTTTTTCTAGTTCTTCTTTTGTTTTAGTTGTAATTTGCTGCTGAATATTATTAGGATATGGGGTTACATTTAAAGCCATATTATTTAATAACATTCCTCCCAATATTTCTTTTACTATTTTTTCAATTTCTTCTCTATCAATTTTATTAAATTCATTATTATCTTTATTAGGATTATATTGCCTAATAGCATCACAGACAAGATCTATTTTACTTTTTCCTGTTTCATCACAAAGATTCATTATTTTTTCTTTAACATCTTCATTGCTTTTTTTAAAAGGAACTGTAATACTCTTAAAGTCTTTCTCTTTACTCATATTAATCACCTTTTATATTTCATTGTATTTTGCGTTAGCTATAACAAATAATCCCTCAGTACTTTCCCATTGAGGATTATCTACCACAACAGCATGTGGTATTTCTTTTAATATTGTTTCTTTTATTAAATAACTTGTACCACCGCAAAATATTGGTTCAACTACATCTATACTTTGGCCAGCTTTTTTTATTTGGTTTATTATTGTATTTAAATATTTTCTTTTTACATCTTGAATTACACTCATACTTTTACTATCTTTTACATTAGCAATAGTTAAACAATCTTCTATTAGTGATTTTAAAGCAAGTTGTGTAGTAATTGATTTTCCTTTTTCAATACTTCTAAGTGCATTAACTGTCATATTATTTAAATAATTTCCACCAAAATCTCTAGCAAATCTAGTAGATTTAACTGGAATACAATTATTATAAATACAAAAACTGAAATTTACTCCTCCTAAATCTATTACTGCAACTTCTTTATTCATATATTTTTCTGTGTTATTAAAAATAACACCTGAACCCTCTTGTTTTATAGTTATATCCTTTATTATAAAGCTGTATTCTTTTTTATCTACATTTACTTTTATTTCATTTCCATTGTTACCAATAAAATTTCTATAATTATCTTTTAATTCTTTTGTAGCTATTGAATCAATTGGGCATGCTAAAACCATATATACTTCATTATCTTGTGTATTAGGTTCCAATAATTCTGTTATAGCTGTATACGTACATAATTTATGTATTTCTTTTTCCTTATCACTATCGTAATCGTACAATTCTCCAGCATCCCCTAGTATTGTAATTGTATTATCTATTTTAATAATATGTGAATTTCCCTCACATTCCTCTTCAATATCGTCTGTTATACTATATTTAGATGGAAATGTTATTTTTTTAATATCTTCTGTACCTATTTCCTTACCTATAGCTTTAAGAGTATTTTTACCTGCATCAACACTTAATAAAATCTTCATTTTTTAACCCCCTATAATTTTAATTAAAAAATAATGAAATAAACTGTTAATTTAATTAAATTTTAATGTTAATTTCATTATAACTGTTTTAATTTTTTTGTCAATATTAATTACATTAAATTTTAATCAAATTTTAATGTAAAACAAATTATTTTTAATGTATATTTCATTAATTATATTTCTCCATAAACTCTTTCAATGCCTGGCTATATAAATCCTGCATTTTAAATTGCTTATTCTTCTTACAGAACTTAATCCAGTCTCTATTTATGTTGTTGTATACCTTTATTACTCTATTACTTAACCCATCTTCAAAGCTATCTATATCTATTTTCAACTCTATCGGACTAGGAATGTCTATTACATTTTTATTTTTGTTATATTCTTGTACAACTTCTTTTAAGCTATCTTTTAATTCTAAAAGTTCTTTAACTTCTTTTAATGTTTTCTCTATATTTTCTAATCTATTTATATCCAAAGTTTTAGAATTTTTATTTACTTCAGAATCTACTTCAATTTCTTTATTTTTTATATTGATTATATCTTTGTTATCCTTTTGCATAACTGAAACTTTTATATAAGCCCTATGATCCGCATCATATTCATAACCGGCATGTAAAAATTTATCATTAATTTTTACTTTATTTAAGCCAAAGTTTTTGTAAATTTTTTTTAGACTTATATTACTATTCTTTTTTAATTCTTTATTTATAAATTCTACCTGTTCACCTACTAGCAATTTATTAAAATTTTTAGACATATATAATTCCCACCTTATACTAAAATATAACTTATGCATAGCTATAATTATTATATAAGTTATTCTTTCATAAAAAGTAAACCTATATATAAGTTATCTTTTTATAAAAAGTAAACCTATGTAAAAGCTATACTTTTATAAATTCTATACAATTATACAATTTCCTTTTTTTAGAAGTCCACAAAAACGTGATTAATATCAATAAAAATGTGGATAAATTTATATTTGAAATAAACTTATCCACATTTATCTTTACAAGAATTTTTATTTGTTGTAAAATTAAAATAATTAGAAGAAAATTTTTCGAATTTAAATAAATATATCCAAAAAAGAAGAATCCGTATAAATCTGATGTCTGGTAAACTTTTAGACTTATACGGATACACAATAACCTTTAAGGTTTTTCTCTATTAATTTATGTAACTTAATTATAAAATATGCGTTACATATAGTCAATACTTTTAGAGAAAATACCTCTTATTTGTGTACTTCCTTTTTGGATACATACATAGGGGGTTTTTATTATGTTAAGAAAAATTAAAGATAGTTTTGCTAATATGTATGAAGGAGAAATATTAAATCTTAACAGTGATGAATTTAGAACTCTATCTTTTTTAAGAGTTAGAGCTGGCGAAAATGGTGTTTTATGGTATTCCAAAGAATCTTTAAGAGAAGTTTTAAAATTAGGGAGAGATAAAATAAACAAAGTATTAAATAATTTAGAAGATGTTGGAGCTATTATAATTTTTAATGCTAAAGATAATAAAACGAAAAAAAATGCATCCAATGTCTATTATATAACAGAATATAATATTAATACCCGAACATACATGACAGCAAATACATTAGAAGAAATTAAAACATATGCTTTAGAATTAAGGCAGCAAAAAGAACGTGACTATGCTATAAAAAACAACTTACAACCTAGACATTTTATATTAGAAGAAAGATTATCAAAAGAAGAAAGAAAAGTAAAATTTTACATAGAAAAGCCATGTACTGAAAATCAGTACATGGACCCACCTACTGAAAATCAGTACATGGACCCACCTACTGAAAATCAGTACATTATAAATAACAAAAATAATTTAAATAACAAAAAACAAGTAAACAACAACAATACAAATAACAAATCTGTTGTTGTTACTGATAATCAAATCAAAACAGTTAAGAAATATATAACTAGTAATTTAATAAATATTGATGATGACGAAGCAGAAGTACTAATAAATGATTTAGTTTCTATTGAGGGTGTTTTATCATTAGAAACTTTAGCTAAAAGAATTGATGCTATAAAGAATTATAAAGGTCAAATAGGAAATGTAATAGGTATGATAAGAACAGCTATAAGACAAAAATGGGAACCTAAAAATAAAATGCAAAATGATAAATTTAATGATTTCGAACAAAGACAATATGACTTTGAAGACTTAGAAGAAAAGTTATTAAAGCCTTTATCAAAACATGAAGGAGAAATTGACAGTGAAGAATTAAAAAGAAAAATGTTATCTGCCAAAAATAAAACATCATTTTTTGACGATTAGAGGGTAATAGAGAACAATTTAAATTACTTTGATGAATTATACCTTATAAGATAAATTACGGTTAAAACTCATTGTATGGTTAAAATATAATAAGGGGTAATGATATGGATATAGTTGAATATATGACTAAAAATAGAAAATTAAAATTAGAAGAATATGATGAAAACGGGAATTTAATAGATATTAGAGAATTTCAAGGTGAGGATCTATTTGATTTTATACACTATCAAACTAATTTCCATAAAGCATTGAGTGTAGCTAGAAAAAAGGATATAGAATGTTTTTCAAAAGATGAATTAAAAATAATTAATGATATAATAACTTTTTCAAAATTACGATGTGCTTATGGTGAGAGTGATAGAGATTTTTATTGGTTTACAGATGAGGAGTCAAAAATATTTAAAGAAATATTTGAAACAGTACCTAAACAAGACTTAAAATTTGCATTGGAGTTAACTAATGATGGACAGGGTGCTTTTAATACTAGTTTAAAATCTGAATATTGCCATAAAAAGTTTGGTTTGATTGAAGCTTTAAAATTTATTAAGAGTAGAGATGGTATATATTACACTGTAAACAATAATGGTAAAAGAGTATATGATTTTGTAGATAAACCAACTAAGAAACAAGTGAAATATCAACGGGTGAAAAATGGGAATAGAACTGTATTTTTAAGTTTTAGGGATTGGTCAGAATATATAGTTAATGAGGATGAATTGGTTTAAATTTTTTACAAAAAAGACAGTATTCACTTACTGTCTTTGAAATAATCTTTTATTATTTGTGCGGCCATATTTGCAGTAGATCTACCTTCGTATTCTGCTTTTTCCTTTAACTTTTCATGTAATTTTTTAGATATAGTTATGTTAATCCTAGTATTTTCCTTTTTAATCATGTTATCACCCAAGCAAATTATATAAAAAAGTGATACACTTGTGTTTAAAGTGTATCACTGTGTATCACCTTTTATTTATAATTTTCCCTATTCCACATCCTTCCTTAATTTTACAATCCCTACATAAACATTCCTGCATAATTAATATTGGACATAGATCTAAGTTTTTACTTAGTTTTAATAATAATCTTTTACTAGGTATTCTTTTGTAGTTTTCAATCTCTGAAATATAACTTTGTCTTGTTCGGCATTTGATAGCTAAGTTTTTTTGTGTAAGTTTCAATCTTTTTCTTGCGTTTTCAACAATATTCAGTATTCTCACCTCTACATTTTCTCAGTTTTTAATATAAATAAACACTAATATTAAAGTCAATAGTGGAATCATGGAAAATAATGAAATATATATACAATTTAGTGATATCTTAGCGAAAATATCAATTATAGTTATATTTACCTGTGTTATAATCGTTTTGCAAAGGAAATACAATATAAAACTTTGGGAGATGATCTAATGGAAATTTTCGAGGAATTATATGAAATAATATTAAACTTAGAAGCAAAAGAGAACCAAGACTGTTAAAAGTCTTGGTTCTCTTTTGCTTCTAAATTATGATATTTTTTTAATTTAATTTTAACTTCTTCTTTAAGAATTTTAGTTATATGTGGTAATTCTTTATCAATATCTTCAGGGGATTTAATAATATTTTTTTCAATCATATAATCGAGAAGCATAGATAATGCGGTCATATCTTCGTAACTATTTTGATCATATTCTGTTTTATCAACCCACCATTTTAAGGATTTGCCAGTTACCTCTGCTAATTTTTTTCTTGTTATTACAGGCATTGGTCTTTTACCACATTCAATCATTGCTAATTGAGATCTGCTAATACCTAATTTTTTAGAAAAATCAGTTTGCGTCAAATTATTTTCTTCCCTATATTCTTTTAATTTTTCATAAAATTTCAATTTCCATCGCTCCTTTAGTTACATTATACAGGACTTTTTGGGACATTTCAAGAGGTAAATAATTAAAAATAAGGACATTTGAGGGCAAGCATTATTGCGAAATACATAGTAATTTTTAGTAAACGGGAGTAATTTTGATTAAATGAAATAAAAATATCTCTACAGAACTTGATTTTGTCCCAATAATGTGGCAATATAGGACATATAAAGGAGGGGAAAACGTGTCAAAGAATACAATAAAAACATTAAGGGTAAAAAAGGGGTTATCTATAGCTGAACTTAGTAGAAGATCTGGTGTAAATAGAAAAACTATTTATAGAATAGAAAACAATAAAGTAAATCCTAGAGATTATACAATTGGAAAAATTGAAAATATTCTTAAGGAGGAATAAACTTGGAAAACATTTTAGATGTTTTAGAAG